TTATACACCAGTTCAAATTTTTATGAACTTTTACTTAATAAATAGTATTCGATGCTTACAAAGTCCTTTAAATTCTAAATTCGCCATCTTCGTCCTGAATCATAATTTTTTCTTTGGCAAATCTTATCTGCACCGCATTCTCTCGTCGAACAACACGAGGCTGAATTTGATTTTTTCCATCGCCAATTAAATAACCAAAAACATTCATTGTGATCTCTGTTTCATATTTTCTTTCATTTGTCTCATAATTTGAAATATTGTTCGACATGGAATAATCTTCTTGAATGAAAGCTTCATAGGCATTGTGGTTGTGCTTTATGTAAACTCTTTTGTGAGCATTTGTTTTTCTTATGATTGGTGTTAATAAGTCATTCATTTGCTCTTGATATTCTGTTCTTAAAACAGCTTTGTATCCAACCTCAACATATATTGGTATTGGAATAGTTAAAGTCTCGTATACTATTTTTTCATTTTTTTTGCCGCGATATGTCGGATAGTTTTCTTGTCTATATCTACGAAAAGCATCTGCATTGGCAAAATTACTTGTTTTGTCTTGCTTAATAACTTTATTAATAGTCAGATATCCACCTTTTATATCACCAACAGGGTCAACAACTGAATAAGGTATCACTCTACTTTCTTTATTCTTTTTTACACTAACTCTTTCAACACTAATAATTGGTAAAGTTAATTGACCAGTTGAATCACGATTTAAATCGTCATTTTTTATATTATGTGCTCGCTCAGAACCAGCCCATACGATTGGCACTTTCTTAAAGCCTTTGTTTGTTGATGTCTTAAGCTCCATAACCTCATTAAAAAAGTTATATACAGCGAAATCTACATCTTCAAGCGTAGAAGAAAATCTTTTAACGTCTCTAGGTGTCTGCTCTTCATTAAAATCGTCTTTAGGAGCCATCAAATAAACCCTCCCTAGATTTAATACACTCAGCAGATATCTCAACTCTTCTATCAGCTTGCCCAAAAAGCTCTTGAGGCTCCTCAAGCTTTACTATTTCATAAAAATTCTTTCCATAGGCAACAAAATCGCCTTCACGAACAAAAAGATCTTGATCTTCAGTTAACCTTCTTTTATGAAAATGAACTTTTATCTTTATTGTCTTATCAACACCATATTTATCAGTCATAGTTGACTCGCCCTGAAACTCAACCAAAGCATACACCCTAACCGGAGGCAAGAATGACTTAACAATGGCCTCATTATAAAGAGGGTGAAAATTTGTATGCTCTAAGTCTATTGGGTAATAAGCTACAGACTGACCAACGACTCTTTCAATAATTTCATCGTTAACTTGCTTGACTAGATCCCTTTCTTTCTCCCCTAAGAACATGGGAGGTGGTGGACTATCAGGCTGAGACCATTTGTTTGTTTCATCTGACATTTAGTGTTATCCTGTATAAATAAAGTAAGGGTAAGTTCTAGCCATCTTAGCTGTGTTTTCTGACATAGCGCTTTGAATTTCTGTTATCTTCTGATAAGTCATTTCATCAAGCACTTTTTGTAGCTCTTCTCTTAAGGTTTTTTGCTCTTCTCTTGCTTGAGAGATAAGTGCCGTGCCATTTAAGGTTACGGTTTGTCCTGGTATTGGCACATTATTAAATTTTGAGCGAATCTCACCCAAAGTTTCTTTTACTAAGGCCAAAGCAAAACGGCGAATCCATTGCTTACCAATTGAGTTAATATTCTTATATGGTATATTTGCCAATGGAAGCGTGTTCATATTATTAACACCACTAACACCAGAATCTCTGTCGGACTCCTCTTCCCAAGGCTCTTCGCTTATTGAGAAGTTTATAAACATCTTAGCAGGCGATACTGATGTTGGGATTGGATATATTCTTAGGTTATTATTAATAATTTCATAAGAATAGTGTGAATTTCTGGTATATATAGCATCTTCATACGCCATCGCTTGAAGCTTATTGTGCCATGGTGGAATTACTTCAAATGTTGAATCATCTGAGAACATGCCATAAGTTGACATATTACCAACTGAATTCATTCCGCCATAGTAACCATAGAATCTCCACATAGCATGCGGCGTCTTATAATAGATACGGCGAATAGTAACTTTTTTATTACCAACTTTGTTATAATAAGCAACACCTGCATCATTTGCAGAGCTTGAAACTATACTTTGTAAATCATAATCTTGCTCTCCATCAACCATGTCTATAGAGGCTGAATAAACAGTTGTAGTTGTACCTAATCCTGCTTCAGCGCTAGCTTGATCCATTAGTCTCTTTCCATAGCCAAACTTAAATTTTGGATACTTAGTTTCGACGTTGCTTCCACTTAACAAGTCTGTTCTTTGACCATCATGATCAAATGTACCAGTTGTTGCGCCTAGAGAGCTATGAAGAATATTTTTTGACTGATGTATATTGACAATATATGAGTACTCCAATACTGATTCTTCATAGGCTGAATATACATTCTTGTCGGTTATTTCTAGATCTAATACATCGCCGCCAAGCTTGCGAAACACATAAGTTACTTGCTCAACTGCACCTGTTATAAAGTTTGTGTCAAATAATTGTGAATCTTCATCAGCATATATACCATAAGGATAATTTACTGATGCACTCGCGATTAAAAATGAGCCTGTTGAGGGCAATACGATTGCAGACGTTTGTGATCTGGGGGTTAAAGTTGGTGTTGCCATGCATACAGCCTCCTATCACTATAACTAGTTTGCTGCAGCTGATTTACCCTTTTGTCTTGAGCTAGCAATCCTTGTTCCAGTCTTCTTTCTTGCATTAGTTGAGCGTTTTTTAGTAGTTGTCGTTTTCTTGGCAGATAGCTTTTTCTTGGGTGTTACTATCTCTTCAACTATATCTTCCGCCGGCTTAACGGGTTCAACAATCTCTGCCTTCATCTCAACTGGGCTTACAGAAACTTCTTCAGCAACTTCTTCAATAATGGCTGTTTGCTTCTCAGCGACCACAGGTACAACCTTAGCAACCACCTCTTCTTTCTGCGTGGTTTGCTGATTTGATAGTTGTATGTTATTAGTCGTCTCTGCGATTTCATTACTTACTTTGCCTTGCATTTTTGCAATGTTTGCTCTAATATTAGCGTATTTTCTGGCATACTTTGCCATAGTTAATCTTTTTCTTGTTTTACCCATTTGGGCCTCCTGTGATAAATATTAACATCATATTAAATAGTTGTAAATAAAAAAACCCCCAACCAATGAAGGAAGGGGGTAGTTATAAAATGCTCGAATATTATTTATCAGTGAGTACCTGGTGTAATTGCAGCATCTGTTAATGCATGCACATACCAATTTGTTCCATCACTCCAGCAGTCAATGATATCGCCGACGACGCCGGCGCTCAGGGCTAGTGTTCCCTTTGCCCTCAAATCAACGATTGCGACGGTACTGCCGCCGGTTGAGTGGAGATTCTGACCTTGAAAAACATTTGAGCCGGCTGTGTGAACCTGAAAATTTGCTGCAGCTCCTGCTACAATTTTAAATTCAACGCCTGCAGTCGGTGCCGGCAAAGTAACATTGTGCGCTGTTCCTTCCATTCTCACAATAGCACCAGAATCCTCTGCTGTTAAAGTAAGCGGCGTGCTGTTGTCGCTAGTTTTTACAACTCTTCTTGCACCAACCATAGTGGTGCCTGCGCCCATTGCCAACTCTCTTTTTAAATTTTCTAGTAATGCCTCGACTCTTGCGAGACCTATTCTTTTTGTACCCATAGTTTATAACCCTCCATTTATAATCATGTCATGAAACATAGGCAATCGCTTAACGATTGTATAATAAATAGCTTTCTTGGGTTGCTTAAGCATTAAATAAATAAAAAAGCCCGCCCTCCGAAGAGAACGGGCTGAAATCACTTAATTTTAAGCTTAAGCAGTTTTACCAGCTTCACCTAAGATTCCGCGACAAATGACAAGACCGTACATATCTGGACGGACCATCTTCTTCGCGTAACGAGTCATCACGCCTTTACGTGGCACGAAGTCCTCGGTACCGAAGATCGTCGGAGTGACCTGTAGTGGGACATAAGGAGCGTATACGAAGCCACTTTCAAGGAAGCTTCCGCCCTTACGACCAACAAGGATCACATTTCTTGGGAAGTAAGGATCAACATAGACCTCAAACTTACGTGAGATAGCACCCACATTAACAGCACCAACAGTTCCCTTATCAGCATCGTGTGTGACGTTAGCACGGAAGCCAGCAGTGAACTCAAGGATGTTTGCAACCTCTGGTGACGTGACCAAGAAGTTTGCTCCACCGCGAAGAGTCTTTCTGTGGATCTGAGCTGACACATCGTTGATGGTCTCAATAAGAGTCTCATACCATTCGCTGACTGTACCAGTGAAGTCAGGAGCAGCTGAGCTAGCTCCAATCTCTGCACCAGTCACACGATTAACGAAGAGACCAGGTGAGCGAGACCAGTAGTACGTACCAGCGGTAGCGCCTTTGACAAGATCATTGAGAATCTCACGATCAATCTCTAGAGCAATCTGCTCGGAGAGAATCTGCGTAAGCTCAACCTCTGCATCAAGGTTATGGTAAGCATTGAGATCTTGACCAAGCTCAGGAGTCCACTTAGCTTTGAGCTTTTTGGTCTGAGCTGTCACAGCGATAGAATCAACTTTGATATCAATCTCTGCAATATCTTGCTTACCTTCGCCATTAGCACGATTGCCCGTACCAGGAGTTGGCTCTTCGAGAGGCCAGTTAGCAGTACCAACAACAGCACCTAGGCCATCGCCGTTAGTAAAGGCATCTTTAAGGGCAACATTGATAACATGAGCGTCAGTGTGATCAGTTTGTTGTGCAGTATCAGCAGTGCCATCATTAACAAAGTAGAATGTAATGTAATCTTGTGCTGTGGTATCAGAACTATTAACACTTTGAAGCTCACCGTTGACGTCACGATATCCGCGCTCGGTAAGACGACGAACTAAAGATGCGTTAGTCAACTGAAAATCAGCTAAATCAGTAACCGAAGAAGACTGATGATTCAAAATGCGAGCGGTTCCAAGCTGCTCAAAGTTAACTTTGTCAGCATCAGCACGAGTCAAGCGTGCCTGAACAGCATAAACTCTCTTGGTTGAAGTATCGTTAAGAACATCAGGATCATAACGAAGAGCCTTCTTTTGTGCATCAGAAAGACTGCCGATTGCCGTTCCGGTATTACCAAAAGGCGTACCGGATGGGCTTGCGGCGCCTGGTATGTTAAGCTCGCCAGCGGACATGGACGCTGGATCTTGATCTGTTGATTCAGCTAGCCCGACTGAGCCGTTAATACCAACAGTACCAGTAGCATGCGAGTAGGCATTTGCTAAGTTGTAAAAACCGCCACCAGACTCAGTTAAATCTTTAACACCACCGGTAATCTCAGCTGCAACAACGCCACCACCGTAAACAGAGTCAGAAGCGTCGACACCTAAGCGACTATCCTCATACGTAAAGTCAAGGAAGAAAATCAGACCAGAAGGCAGGCTCATGGGCTGAACTGACACAAGGTCATTTGCAAGAAGTCCACCGAAAACACGACGAACAATTGGGAAAGCAACAGAAGCGAAGCCTTCAACATCACCAGCTGCCATAGATGAAGCCTCTTTAAGAAGCTGAGCAGCCTGGTTCTCTAATAGACGGGCCATTCCCGCCTTTTTGGAATCTCCATTAAGACCCTCAAGAAGTCCAGTAGCCTCCCACTTATCTAGTAGGGCAGCACCTTCTCTCTGTAGGGATCTTTCGACGATACCTTCAGTTAATTTTTGTAAAACAGACATTGTTAATTCTCCTATATATTATTTGTCTATTCCCGCAAGGAA